AGGCGTTGAACTCGACATTGAAGTCGGTGATGACGTCTTGATGGGTAGGTTTAAAAACAAACGAGTCAAAGTCAAATCTATTGATTGGAATGACAAAGGTGATTTATTAATCAACGGAAGACCCGCATTAAAATTTAGAAAAGTAGACAATGATAGAAAATTACTACCGACTAAAAAGTCAGGTGAGGATTCCATAGAACCAGATTCCGATAGAAAAGGTATTGATGACGAATTCCCATATTACAAAACAGAAAACACAATGCACGAGTGTATTGCATTTTCTAAAAAGTTTGGAGACGATATTGTATTGGGAAAAAATCGTGATAGAAATTACACACCAGAATTAAAAATCGTAAGAGAAATAAGTGGAAACGGAATAGAAGTTTGTTATGTTCAAGACCAAGATACAGATTGGTCAGAAGGTATGAACTCAAATGGTATTGGATTGGTTAATTCAGCATTATTTGTTAAACGAGATGAAAAAGATTATGATAAATCTAAAAAGAAAAAGGCTCCTTCCAAAGACGGAATTCGTATAAGACACGCATTATCAAAAGATACACTACGAGATGTTGTGGAATCATTGGTTAAATTCGACACAGGAGTTAAAGGACACACAATCGTAAGTGATGGTAAAAAAGTAGTGGTGATTGAAAACACCAGTAGAACAAAAGCATCAGTCAAAATACACGACATATCTAATTCAGTCGTTAGAACAAATCACGGACTTGAACATCCAGAACAAGGATATACAAGAGGGCCAGATAGAATTTCATCTCAATTGAGATTAAAAAATGCACAAAACATTATTGATAATGAAAGTGATTACAAAAAATTATTTCCTAAATTTTATAACCATACACAAAATAAAGGCCCAAAATATGATGTCGTAAGAGCACAAAATAAATTATGGACATCAAGTCAAATTTTAATGAATTTAAATAAACGAGAAATGATGTTGTATTTAATTCCAGGAGCAGTCAAGTTTATTGGTGTGGAAAACAAATTACCAAAAGGATATGATAAAAAAATTAATTTAGTGGTTCGTGAATACGAACATAGTCCAAGTGATAAATACGGAACTTATGTTAAAACAACTGAAAAACCAAAACCAAGTGCCATTAAAGATAAAGACATCAAAGTAGAAAGTTTCTTTGGATTAGAAGCAAAAAGAATTCCAAGAAAAAAAGGACAACATCAAGGTTCATCAAGTCATTCAGATTTATACACAGATGAAAATCCAAAAGGAACAATACACGGATTAAAGTTTGCAACCGTAGATGACGCAAAAAAATCCGTTAGTAAAATAAAAGGTAGTGGTAAATCTCACGCTCACAAAATACAAGCGGCAGTTGCTATGGAACAACGAGCAAGAGAAATGGGTAAAACTGCACAAGCAGCAGTTTATCGTAGTTATATCAACCAGATGAAAAAGAAGACCAAAGAAAAGAATGAGGGATTTTTTGGATTAGGAGCAGGAGACATTCCTTCACCAAGTCGTAAAATGGTAAAGAAAATGAAAAAGAAAGGAAATACATCAGTTCCTTATGGTAGTGGATATAAAAAAGTAAACGAACAAAAATCAAAAATTAAAAAAGTAATCGCAATATATCCAGGTCGTTTTCAACCATTCGGCCCACATCATAAAAAAGTATTTGACGCATTATCAAGTAAATTTGATGACGCTTACATCACAACATCAAACATCAAACAACCACCAAGACACCCAATGAACTTTAATGAAAAAGTTCGTCATATGGTAAAAATGGGTGTTCCAAAAAATAAAATCGTTCAAGAAAAAAGTCCTTATGTGGCAAATAATTTATTGAGAAAGTTTGATAAAGATACCACCGCAGTTGTTTATGTGTTTGGTGCAAAAGACGCCGGTAGATTAGCAGGTGGAACCAAGAAATCAGGTGGTAAAACTTATTATCAAGATTTAAAATCAAATATCAATGATTTAAAAGGATATGAAGAACACGGATACATTTATACCGCACCGCATGTAAATGTTAGTGGTATATCAAGTGGAACAGAAATCCGTAATTTATTAGGTAGTCCAAAGTTTGATGAAAAGAAAAGACAACAAATCTTTAAAAAAACATTTGGTTATTTTGACCAAGGTTTGTATAATATGTTGACCAATAAATTTAAAAAATTATTTGAATTTTATCAACAACCACAAGTAAAAAAATTATTGAAAGAAGTCAGTGCATTAGGAACTCATTTTAACGGAAGTGATTTAGATGATGAGGGTATGTATGATTTTTTTGGGTCTATTGATGATTATGTTAGAGTATCACCAATGCATGCAGAAATTTTAGGTTGGGAGTTAATTGGATTTCCAATTCGTGACACAGAAGATATGATGTTTACTATTATGTCAGATGATTATGAAAAAGATAGAGTTGATACTACGACTTTTGGTAGAACGATTAATCAAAACACAAGAAATACTAAATCAGTAGATAATCCATTTCCAAAATATAAAGAACATATGAGAAATGTTGTGGGTAATTTAGGTTGGGAAATAATTAAATTTTACGGAGAAGAATCATTTACCAAGATGAAAGATTCACCAACACTAAATAAAAAAGATGTATATAAAGGTGTTGACCATATTAAAGATAAATTAGCAGAAGAATTTGTTGAAGATGTAAAAAAAGTCTTTTTAATTGAAGGTGGAGCATACGGACATATGAATCACCCGTTTGACGATAATAATTTGACGTTTTCAGATTTGAAGAATATAATTATATATGGGTTAGAAGGAACTTTAAATCGTGAAGATAATGTTTCTGAAAAACTTGACGGACAAAACCTAATGGTAAGTTGGGTTGACGGAAATTTAAGAGCAGCCCGAAACAAAGGACACCTAAAAAATGGTGGTAAAACAGCACCAACAACCGCAGGTATCGCAAGTATGTTTGCCGGTAGAGGAAACATCAAAACTGCATTTGTTGGAGCAATGAAAGATTTAGAAAATGCGATTGGTAAATTATCCAATCCACAAAAAGAAAAAATATTTGGTAATGGAACCAAATGGATGAACTTGGAGGTTATATATCCACAAACAGCAAATGTAATCGATTATGATGTCGCAGAAATTATATTTCACGGAACAATCGAATATGATAAAACCGGTAGACAAATAGGATATTCAAAAGAAGCAGCTCGTATGTTACAAGGTATGATACAACAAATAAACCAAAACATTCAAAAAAGATTTAAAATCGGTAAACCAAACTTTTTACAATTGAATAAAGTTCAAGATTTTAGTAAAAAGAAATCTACATTTTTAGGTAAATTAAATAAATTACAAGCACAATACGGATTAAAAGATAATGATAGATTAGGTCAGTATCACGAATCATTTTGGAGAGAATATATTTTTAATGCAGCAAAACAATTTAAAGTTTCGTTGAAACAAAATGAATTAGTAAATTTAACGAATCGTTGGGCATACTTTGATAAATCATATAAAGTTCCAGAAATCAAAGAAGACTTTAAAGACAGACCAGAATTTATGAAATGGATATTAGATACAGATAAACTTGACCACAATAAAATGTGGAAAGAAAATATCAAACCATTTGAAATATTATTTTTTCAAGTAGGAGCAGAAATTCTAAAAAATATGTCAGGATTTTTAGCAGTATCACCGGATAAAGCAGTTCAAAAAATTAAACAAGATGTAACAAATGCATTAAAAGATTTACAAAAACCAGATAATGTAGAAAAGTTATCTAAATTAAAAACACAAATAGAAAAATTAGAAGCTATCGGGGGTTCAAGTGCAATCGTTCCAAGTGAAGGATTGGTATTTAAATACAATGGTAGTCTTTACAAGTTTACCGGAGCATTTGCACCGATTAATCAAATACTCGGTAGTTTAAGATTTTAAGGAGAATAGGTTATGGCAAATTATAGTAAAGATTCAGAAAGACAAAATAAAGCACTCAAAGATTTAATGGGTGGTAAACAATATGAAAAAAATTATACACAAGTCGGATATCAACCTAAGGTAGAAAATCGTGGTGGAGAAACCAGAAAATCAGAATTAACAGATGTTATGGCATCAGTAAGAATGCCTTGGTTTTGTCCTAAGTGTCAGAAGGCAATGAAGAAAAGACTTGATGACAAATTTTGGAGAATTGCAGGACATTGTTTTGATTGTCAAATAGAAATGGAAAACAAAATGAGAATTAAAGATTATTCTGAATATGAAAAATATGCACAGAAAAAAGTATTGGAAAATCAAAAAGCATATTTAAAAGATTTAGAACAAAGTATTGATGAATTTGAAAAAACAGGTGGTAAACAAGAATGGTTTAATCAAGTTGGTGTCAACACACCAGAACTTCAAAAAGAAAAATGGGAAATGGGTAAAGAAAATTTTGAATCAATGGTTAAAGAAGCAAAAGATTTTATACGAGAAAAGAAACAACTCGTTGAAGACGCAGAAAAACAACTAACAGGAGTTAAATAATGAATATCATTCAAATGATACTAAACCTATTCTTTGGTGGAAATAAGAAAAAAGAAGTCAAAGAATTAGACAAAGCAATCAAAGCAAAAGACCAAGAAGTTAAAGAACTTGAAAAAGAAGTCGAAGTTCTTGAGTCAAAGAAAAAAGTAAACAAAAAAGAAGTAGCTAAATTAAAAAGAAAAGTCACTACTACTAAAAAAGAAATTGAAAAAGCATCAGAAGCAGTCAAAGAAGATAATGCAGATGACGCAGTAAAATTTTTGAAGAAATTCAGTAAGTAGTATATATTTATATATATGAGATATTTAATTTACATATTATTTTTTGGATTAGTTTTTTCACAAGACGCAACCAAAACCTACACTTTTACCGAAGATGAAGTTTTGGGATTCACTAATCGTATCAAAGAATTAGAACTAAAAGATAGTTTGAATGTTTCTTTGGTAATGGATTTAGAATCACAAATCAAATTATATGAGGAAAACTCAGTAATTGATTCAATGTTGATTGAGAATAAAACTAATCAAATTAATCTACTGAAAGACACCACCAAACTTCTTGAACAAAAAGTAAAACTCGTTCAACCTAAATGGTATGAAAACAAATGGTTATACTTTACATATGGAGTTTTGATGACTGCTACATCAGTTAAGTTAGCAGGTCAAATAGTAGATTAATGGCAGAACAAATAAAAGAAGTAATCAAAGCCGAATATATAAAGTGTGCACAAGACCCAGCATACTTTATGAAAAAGTTTTGTATGATACAACACCCGATACGAGGAAAAATACCTTTTGAGTTGTATGATTTCCAAGAGAAAACGGTTCGTGAATTTAAAGACAATCGTTTTAACATTATTTTGAAATCAAGACAATTGGGTATTTCTACTTTATCCGCCGGTTATTCTTTGTGGTTGATGACATTTTTCCAAGATAAAAACATCTTGGTAATTGCAACCAAACAAGAAGTAGCCAAAAACTTGGTAACGAAAGTTCGTGTTATGCACGCAAATTTACCGAGTTGGTTGAAACAAAGATGTGTTGAGGACAATAAATTAAATCTTCGTTATATGAATGGTAGTCAAATCAAGGCAGTATCATCAGGACCAGAGGCCGCTCGTTCGGAAGCTCTATCGTTGTTGATATTAGATGAGGCGGCATTCATTGACAAGATTGACGAAATATGGACTGCGTCACAACAAACCTTGACAACCGGTGGTAGTTGTATCGCTTTATCAACACCAAATGGTGTGGGTAATTGGTTTCACAAAACTTGGATAGATGCTGAAGAAGCAACCGGTATGTTTAATCCGATTAAACTACATTGGACAGTTCATCCAGATAGAACTCAAGAGTGGAGAGATGAACAAGATACTTTACTTGGGCCAAGTTCAGCAGCACAAGAATGTGATTGTGACTTCTTGACTTCTGGTACTGGGGTAATTGACCCAATCATTTTGGAAAAAATGAGAAAAAGTTTATGTATTGACCCAATAGAAAAAAGAGGTATCGATAGTAATATGTGGGTTTGGGAACCACCAAACTATTCAAAAGATTATTTGGTATGTGCTGATGTGGGTCGTGGAGATTCAGCAGACTATTCTGCATTTCACGTGATTGAGTTAGAAACTTTAACACAAGTGGCAGAATATAAAGGTCGTATCAATACAAAAGATTTTGGTAATATGTTGGTTAGTGTGGCAACAGAATATAATGATGCTTTACTAATTATAGAAAACAACAATATTGGTTGGGCAACAATCCAACAGGTAATCGATAGAGATTATCCAAATTTATTTTATACAAGTAAAGACTTACAATATGTTGATGTTCAACATCAAGTCACGAATAAACATTATCGTGAAGAAAAAAATATGGTGGCCGGTTTTTCAACGACTTCTAAGACCAGACCACTAATTATTAGTAAGTTAGAAGAATTTTTTAGAGAAGAAAGTGTAGTGATTCGTTCAAATCGTTTGATTGATGAATTATTGACTTTCGTCTATATAAATAACAGAGCACAAGCGATGAACGGATACAATGATGATTTAGTTATGTCGTTTGCAATTGGACTTTGGGTTCGTGATACGGCATTAAGACTACGAACACAAGGTGTGGAATTAACAAAGAAAACTCTATCCAAAATGATGGATAATCAGGGTTTATACACTCAAGAAGACGCAAGAAAAAATGATTCTTGGGAGTGGGACACAGGAAAAAATAAAGAGTCATTAGATTGGCTTTTATAAAGTGAGGTAAAAAATGGCAGATACAACATTATTTGG